GTCTTAAGTGGGGGAACAACCCTCACAAGTCCACTAGTGACAAATGCCCCCCATAAGGGGGCGCGTCGCTAGATTAAGCCACAAGAAAGGTGATACGGCTGTCTAGGCCGAGCCCTTTTCTCCTCTCGGAGTCTTGTGGGTCCTACGTGCGATGTTGGCACGCAGGACAGTACGCGTCCTTCGACGCAAGGAGGCCACAGGGTAGCCCTCGTGAGAGGATCTAACACCTGTGAGAACACCGTACATACCAACGGCTGGAGAAGCGCGCCGTTGGTCCGGTAAGGCCTTGGATAGTACTTCCACCCAAGTCCAACGCTGTTCTGCCTTTGACCAACCCGAAAACTTCGACGCCATGAAGGTGTCTAGGTCCGCGGTAAAACAGGTCTCAGGACTCCCCTCGTATGGCCGAACCTTACGAACGTCATAGGGCACCTCGCTGAAGATGAGGTCCCACAAGGCGAACGATGGGTAAGGCGACGAGCGGAGAGCGTTACCGAGTTTGTAGAACTCCACCTCAGTGGTGGGGAGGCTACGTATATAGTACGGCCGTACGTTCACTCCACGAAGAAAATCTGCTCCACAGCTCTCCCTGAATGGTCCGGTAATGAAACTCTTACGCCGGTTCAGACGGAATCCATAGAACTTAAGGACCTCCGTTAAGTAGAGTGCTGAGCTCTGTCGTACGATGATGTCGTCTCCATAGACCGCAAAAGCAAGGTTATCCACCTTGGCACGACGTACTGTCGACCAATAAGGAGCGCCAAGCTTGTCGCAGTCGCCGGTTTCGACACCAACAGAGTACGCTAGGGACGCAAAGATCAGCGTCTCTAGCGGGAAGCAGAACCCGTTGCCCATCGAGGTAAACTTCTCATACCGCCGAGTCTCGCCGCTAGGTAACATATAGCGAGGAGACCGGAGGCAGCAGAGAAACTCGAACCACTCCGGAGGGATTAAGTCCTTTACCGCCTCCATAGAGATGGAGTCGGAGGCACCCTCTAGGTCCAGAGTGACAAACGGGTTGGAGAGCCCTAGGCTGCCCAGCATTGCTAGTCGCTGGTTAACCTGTTGGCTTCTCAGGAAGATACCTACGCGGACAAGTTGTTCTCTCATCCACGTATCGGTACCCTTCTGTACGAAGCTGTTCAGGAGGGCTTCCATCGCAATGGTGCGTTTGACCTTTGCGTTCTTCAGTACCAAAGCAATCTTGTTGTAATCGACGTATGTTATGCGTGACTTCAGGGCTCCCAACAGGGTGTCGGGATCTAAACTGAAGACGTCACCGTACAGATGCTCTACGGTGGCATGCCAGGCGTGCTGGTTGTGAAGCAGCGCGCCGTACGCATAGTCGATACAGGAGGGGGTGCACGTCCACTCTGGCGAGTGTAACTTCGCCATAGCATGAGTGGTTTCACCGTGTACACCCACACAGGCTCCTGGGCCGAAGTCGCAGCGATCGTATATCTGTCCTAAAGGAGGTGAATCCCCCAGAACATACCTGATATACGCCCGGGCCTTAGCACGGATGCTAAGGTAACGTAACCGGTGATTGGACTTCATCGCTCGAAAGCGCTGATTGGTCCTTTTGCACCGGTGTTCGCCAGCGTGGAACACTTCCCACGCCTTTTGATCCGGGTTTAACTCGGGTGCCTCGAAAGGCACCTTTGTCACCAACGCTGCCAGTTGATTCAAGCCGTAAGCTTTCACAAACGGCATTTCAGCGTACAACTGTCTGCTGATTGAATCAGCTGCTTCCACCACTTGCCCGAATCTACGGGCTTCCAGTGCTTGGACGATGGCTACTGCCACCGGGTGGTGTTGTACTCCATAGGCCTCAACTGTCGCGCGGGCCAGGTCCGCTACTACGCGGACGGGTTCCGGGTGGACCCAGGGTTTCTGCGGTTTTGCCGCTGCACCCTTGTGGTGGGTCCTTACCTTCGCGACCTGACGAGTCTTTCCTTTCTGTGGTCGAATCTGCATTGCGCACCTCGTAGTAAGAAAGGATTGCTGCGGCTAAGGGCAGGATTGCTCTTAGCCAATCGGAGAGTTTCAACAATCGGAAACGAAGCTAGCCGGTGTTACGAGCTAGTAGTCGCCGATGATGAGAGCGTTGGACACCTTGGTGGTGCCCGCGATCTCCAGGACCAGGAAGTCCTTCATCCGAGTCAGCATGTCGGTGATCGCCGTATCGCTCATCCCCACGGGCAGCGAGCCCGTGATGGTGAGGAAGGCGTCCACCAGCTCGTCGTTGATGGTCTGCGTCTGAACCAGCTTCACGGTCGGACGCGCGACACCGTCGAAGCTCGCCGTCGGCTTCGGGTAAACGCGCTTCAGCTCGAGGGTATCCTTGAGCGTCAGCGTGTTGTCCACGGAGGCGTAGGTGAGCGAATCGGGGCCGTTGACACGGCTCTTGGTGTAGACCTTCGAGTTCAGGGTAACGGACATGATGTCTGTTCCTTGTTGGTGGAGAAGCTAGAGCTTCTGAAGTAAGAGGCTTAAGGCTGCCATCATGTTTCCCGGTCTCAGTGGGAATCGAGCACGGAGGGCTATGTTGGCCCACAATCTGACAGAAGGATTTCGGCTGTAAACCTCGACAACAACCTTGTCCTGGTCCTGGCACGGTAAGGTGACGACGAAGCCTTTAGTGGCGTCGAAGCCAGTAGAAATAATCTCACGTTCCACCGTGATGGTGTAGTGGTGAGACAACCATTGTGCCAGTGGTTGCGTTGTAGCGGCCGCCGTGAGGGCTGAAATGACTTCCCCCACGTTAAACGCCCAATCGACCACAAACGAGTACGGCACGACTTCCCAGAGAGCGATGGGTACCTGTGATACTTGCAGGCCCAGCCGGTCCCCGAGGTCGTACCGATGCTGGTACATAAAGCCAGCACGAATTTTCGCCTCGATTGTCCGAGTCGTCCGTAGGGTAACGGACGTCAAGGGGTTTCCGACGGATGTTGTAGCTTCGTCGACAACCTGGTCGGTCCACTCCGATAGACCTCGCGCTGTGAAGCGCTCGGTCCAATTGTCGTGGAACAACGCATCCAGCGTACCATCAATATCTTGCATTATGGGACGGATCCCATAGATGTATGCAAGGTACTGACTACCCGCCCCTTGTGCGATTGCGAGTGCGCGTGCATCACCCTGTGAGGGGTTTTGCTTCATGATTCGGGCCCGAAGGTCCTTGTCATACGCTACTCGCAACTGCGCAGCTCTTCGTTGCCGGCGCCGGTTCTCGTCACGAATTGAATGACGATACTTCTGCGTCAGCCCGGTTAGGGCTTTGATGGGGTTCCGCAAGGTACGCAGCGTCTCTCGCATTTCTGCAATCGACACCGCTCCCTGTACGTCGGGAGCTCGGACATGGGAAAGGGCTTTTGTACTAGCCTCAGATTCCATGTCCACCACGGGAATATCGTTGATGGCACCCAAGACGGTTTTATGGTCAAGGGGGCCGTAGATACGCCCGAGGAGACTCGGAGTGTAGTCCTTGTATGCTGCCGATGGCGTTAAGCCACACGAACCCGGGTAACCCGGCCGTGCATGCTCGTAGCCGGTAGGCGCACAGGAGTACGTTGCCACGATCGAATCGCACCGGTTGTTGATTACCTCGCCCTTCGCGATGCGTTGGACGAAGCGAGGCGTGACGTAGTCGGTCATCTCACGGAATATTCCAGAGTTACAGCCAGCGTAGCTGGTCGTAACGTGACTGGCTGGAGAACAGAACGAGATCACCCGTTCGTTAGAATTCTCCAGTACCGTGTCAGACTTTCTATGGCGCCTCCCGGTGGGATTAAACATGGCTTACCTCCGCGTCAAGCGGTATGAAGGATGAAGTTCACTACACGGAGAATTCCGCCGGGACATTTCTTGTGCCCGCTAGGTAGTGTAACTTAGAACCCTGGGGAGTCCCCACGTCGTTGCGACGTGGGGCCCCCA